AATAATTATTTTAGATAAAATGATAAGCCCCCTAATCAAAGGGGGTTTTTCATTTATAGAATATTTATATAAAAGAAAATAATAGATGTTAAAACAAATTCCAAAATCCGATATTATAGTAAGACCTCTCAAAGTTTATAAAGAATGGAGATTGGATGAAAATGATATTAACCCTATTTTTGCTAAAAGTGGAAGTATTGGAGACTATGATGCAGAAATTGAAGAAAAATCATATGGGTATTCTAAAATAAGTTTATTTCGTTCAATAAAAGCACAATTTTATTTAAATCCAGAAACATCTTCAATGATAACGGAAGTTGGAAGAAGAAGGTCATACACTTCAAAAAACGAAAGAGTTTTACAGGAACAAATGGCAGTTTTTTCAATTCCACAATCTTATTATGGAGAAGGTATAAAGCCAGGTACTGTTGTGTTAACCAACGATGCAACTTCAAAAACATTTACCGATGATAGTTATTCAAATTTAATAGATTCCGGTAGTAATGTAGCTGGTAATATTTTTTATGATAGGGGATTAGTTGTTTTAACTAGAGATATAACGAGTGGTTCTGGTGCTGGAAATTTAACTCAATTTACTTTGGATTTTCGTTCTACAAAAACAATATATGAAAATGAAATATTCATACCAGTATTAGAGGGAGAATTTAATTTTTCACAAAATCCATCAGCAGTATATGAAGATGGTGCTAAAAAAGTTAGAATAACCACAAGTAGAGCTGAATCACTACGAAAAAAACCAAATGATTTAGTTACTACTGATTATTATGATGCTGGGATTAAAAATGTAAGAAATTCAAAATATGCTTATGTTTCTAAATTAGACCCTACTAAATTTGGTAGTTTTGATGATTATGAATATAGTGGTTCAATAGACCCAACTGGTTCTTATTTAGCTCCATATATTACAACAATTGGGTTGTATGATGACTCACTATCATTATTGGCCGTTGCAAAATTACCACAACCAATTAAATCAGAACCAAACTATCCAGTTAATTTTATAATACGTTTCGATACATAACGTTATATTTATACTAAATAAACACATATAAAAATGGCAAGCATTATTGATATATACACAAAATCAATTCCTAAAACAGGAGTAGCTAATATTAAAGGTGGAGATAAAACTCCAATAAATGCGGATGGTGGGTTAAACCTATCAACTGATGAAACTAAACTTAGCAAAGCTAGAAAAGGTGCAGTGAATACTACAAAAAAGTATTCAGAACTTTTCAAAAAATAATCAATGAGTTGGAAATTTAATGGAAATATTGTTACGGAGGAAAACACACCGGAAGGTGCAGTTGGGTTTGTCTATAAAATGATACACATACCAACTGGTAGATTTTATATAGGGAAGAAATCCCTAAATCAGGTTCGAAGATTGAAGCCCCTTAAGGGCAAGACTAGAAAGAGAGTTGTTAGAAGTGCTTCCGATTGGGAGAAATACTATTCATCAAACGAATGGATTAAATCCGAAGTAAAAGAAGGTAGAGCTGGTGATTTTGAAAGAGAAATTATCCAGTTTTGCTTTTCAAAGAAATCCTTATCATATTACGAAATTAAATGGCAGTTTCATTACGATGTACTTGCCAATGAACAATCAATAAACGAAAACCTTATGGGAAAATTCTTCCGTAGGGATATTATAAACCCATAGTTATGACAATACCTGAAATCGCACGTAAGTTCGGAATCTCCGAAGCTTATTTAAACGCAAAAGATGATGCACTTCAAATAGCAGCTGCATCTTTAATAGACCTTAAAGGAATGGTAAACAACAATGTACCAAGAGAACAAATTGCTAACAAATTACAATTCTTAGCAGACTTCCTTTATGATGTAAAGAATTCCAACCATTAATTAGGTTATATCGGATAATTTTCGTATATTTGTGATAATAATATCCAAAATATGCTATCTGGTAGGAATAAATTACAAATAATTACAATATTAGATTCTACACTCGGAGTGGGTTCATCCTTAAAGGGAAACGAACAGGCACACCATTGTCCATTTTGTAATCACCACAAAAAGAAACTTCAAGTCAACTTAGATACACAAAGATGGCATTGCTGGGTATGTGATTCTAAGGGTAGGAGTATATATTCTCTACTTCGCAAACTCAATGTGGATGTTAGGGACCTGAATAAGGTTAAAGATGTATATGGGGATGAGCCTGAATATGATTCTAAAGAAGAATATGTAATTAAGTTACAATTACCAAAAGAATTCAAACAATTGTACTTTTGTCCAAAAAGTATTAACCCCGCGTATAATCAAGCCCTTCATTATTTAAATAAAAGAGATATCACAAAAGCTGATATCGTAAAGTATAACATTGGATATTGTGAAGATGGGTTATATGGTGGTAGGGTTATTATACCTTCTTACGATGATAGTGGTGACCTTAATTACTTTGTAGCTCGTTCTTTCTATGAAGATGAGCCGTACAAATATAAGAATCCGCCAATTAGTAGAGATGTAATTGTGTTTGAGAATCAAATCAATTGGAACGAACCAATTATTTTAGTAGAAGGTGTATTTGATTCGTTCTCAGTAAAGAGAAATGTAATTCCATTGTTAGGTAAGTTTTTACTTAGCAAGTTAAAAAATAAAATTATGGAAAAAGGTGTTAAGGATGTAACAATTATGTTAGATTCTGATGCCGTAGATGATTCCACCAAACATACTGAATGGTTTATGAAAAATGGAATTAAAGTAAGGAACATTATACCAACTGATAAGGATGCTGGTGAAATGGGATTTGAAAAAGTAAATGAACTATTGAAAGGGGCTAAAGAAACCGGATGGGATGACTTAGTTCTATCCAAACTAAATAATATATGAGGTTAAAGAGAATTTACCATATTGCGGATATACACATTCGTAATATAAAAAGACATAAAGAGTTTAGACAAGTATTCTACTCTATGTTTGAGGAAATCCAAAAAAGAGGAACGGAGGATTCTATTATCTACTTAGCTGGAGATATAGCTCACGCTAAATTAGAAATGAGTCCTGAATTGGTAAGCGAGATTAGTTGGCTGTTTACCGAATGTAACAAATTATGTCCTACTATTGTAATCGCTGGTAATCACGATTGTAATATGAACAATTCAGACAGATTAGATGTACTTACTCCAATCGTTGATGCATTAAAGTTACCAAACCTAACGTATTTAAAGGATACGCAAGTTTACGGAATCGGAGATGTTGATTTTGCAGTATTTAGTATATTTGATAACAAAGATAATTGGCCTAAAGCTGATACTCTATTTGGTAATAAGAAGATTGCACTATTTCACGGACCTGTTGATAACTCTACAACCGATGTAGGGTATGTGGTTAGTAGTAGACACTTTACAACTGAAATATTTGATGGATATGATTTAGCCCTTTTAGGTGATATACATAAAAGACAAGAGATGGTATCACCAAGTGGATGTAAGGTTGTGTACGCTGGTTCTTTGGTACAACAAAACTTCGGTGAGACATTAGATAAGCACGGATTTTTAGTTTGGGATTTAGATACAATGACCTATGAGGAAGTTGATATCCAAAATGATTATGGATATTATACTATGGATATCGTAAATGGTGTAGTACCGGATGTAATTAATTTACCAAAGTTTCCAAGACTTAGAGTAAGGTTTTCCGAAACTGATGCCGCAGATACAAAGCGAGCAATAACTGAAATTAAAATAAAGTATGGAGTTGAAGATTTTACAATAATAAAAACCGATAGTTTAGCAAAGAAAAAAACCGGTGATAGAGATAACCAAATAGAACTTGAAGATATTACAAATGTTAATTATCAAAACTCTTTAATAACCGATTATATACAAAGGATGATGCCATTTGTAACACCGGAAGATGTATTAGGAATCCAATCATTGAATAAAGAAATTAATAGTAAGATAGTAATAGATGATTTAACCCGAAACGTACAATGGAAGCCGTTGAGGTTTGAATTTTCTAATATGTTTTCCTATGGTGAAGATAATATAATTAATTTTGATAAGGTTAGCGGACTAATGGGATTATTCGCACCAAATGCTAGCGGAAAATCATCTCTATTTGATGCGATATCATTTTGTTTGTTCGATAGATGTAGTAGGACATTCAAAGCAAGTAATATACTAAATAATCGTAAATCAGACTTCCATTGCCAATTGGACTTTAATGTAGAGGGAATCCCTTACTATATAAGGAGAGAAGCAAGGATGGTTAATAATGGAAGGAACGTTAAAGTAGATGTTCAATTCTGGAGGGTAAAAGACGGTATATCAGAATCCCTTAATGGAACTGAAAGGAGAGATACTAACTCCGTCATTGAACAATACGTTGGTAGGTATGAAGACTTTGTACTTACTGCTCTATCCCTTCAGGGAAACAATACCTTATTCATTGATAAATCACAATCGGAGAGAAAGGATTTGATGGCTCAGTTTATGGGATTAGATATATTCGATAAGTTGTATGAGGCTGCTAATGAAGATATTAAGGAAGTGAGTGCGCTTATCAGAAATTTCAAACGTACTGATTTTACAACCGAATTAGCGACAAAAGAAACCGACCTAAAGGAATCAAAAAAAATTGTAAACGAGTTAGAGATAACCCTTAAAGATTTGAATAAAAAAAAGGAAGGAATCCAAAATCAAATATCTGACCTAAAGGAATCACTAACCCCAATTGATAGTCGATTAGAACTATCCACGTTAGAGGCAGCGAAGGGCAGCATTGAGAGCAAATTGGTAACTAACAGAAAGGATAGAGAAGATAAAGAAGTTAAGATAAACGAATACCAGACACTTTTAAATGAAGTATCACAATCCATAAATCAACATTCGGAAATAAATGGATTATCAATAGATGATGCCAAAAAAGAGTGGGATTTAGCAAAGGGTAAAATTGCAGATGTACAACAACAAATAGATAGATTAGAATCACAATACGAATCTAATTTAGATAAGTTAAAACATTTGGAACAACATGAATATGACCCTAATTGTCAGTATTGTATGAATAATGTATTCGTTAAGGATGCCATTGCTACTAAAGAAGTTGTTAAAACACAAGAATCTCAATTAGAAACTCTTAATATTGCTCACCATGCTTTAATCAAAGCAACTGAACCGTTTGCTGATGTTGAAGATGTGTGGAGTAGTTTAATAGAACTTCGTAACAAATATCAAAAAGGTGAAATCATTATTCAAAAAACGCAAGCGGAGTGGGATGGTTTAGGAACTCAATACGAGCTTTTGATAACACAACTTTCCGGAATAAAAGCGGATATCAATAGATACAATGCAATATCAGAAACCATATTACAAAATAAAGAAATAAATGAACGCATTAAAACTTTAGAAATTCAGAAAAAAGAATTTGATAAAGATATTTTAGATACAAATAAAAAGATTTTACAAAAAACTGGTGAAATTGGTTCTATTGATTCATTTATTAATACCACTAAAGCAAAGATACGTGAGGTAAAAGATTTAGAAAATAAAAATACACTTTACACTTATTATTTAGATGCGGTGAAAAAAGATGGAGTACCTTATGAACTTATTTCTAAAGCAATGCCTGTAATTGAAAACGAAGTAAACAACATATTGGCACAGGTTGTAGATTTCTCACTCTCAATGGATAC